ATTGAGTAAGATTTAAAAATTTTCCTTTTTGTGTGATAAAACTATCCACATCGGCGCCAGCCCATCTAAATATAGCTTGATCATCATCGCCTGCAATATAACTATCAGATGTTTTATTCCAAATTGATTTAGCCATACTCCATTGAACACGAGATAAATCTTGAGCTTCATCAATGAACACTACATCAAATTTAGGAGAGACATCAGCTTTTATAAACTGAGTAATCATATCCGTAAAATCAATTAAATTATATTCTTTTTTATAGTGTTGTATTTCATTAGATACTATTAAAAGATCTCTTAATGACACATCTTGCGTATGTTCTTTTAAATTAAATTGTTTTTCAGGAGTAATTCCTCTTAGTTTAGCAAGTTGTATAATTCTTAAAATGTCACTGTTTGTATTAAAAACGCCTGTATATTCATTATCATATTCATGATAATCTAATCTTAAATTCATCTTCTTTCCTAGATCTTCATAATGTTTTTTCTGCATCACTTGTTCTTTTTTAATTCCTAAAGTTCTAAAAGCTAAAGAATGTAGAGTTCTGAAATAAGGAAGATCATCTTCGGTTAAATTAAATTTGTTAATAGCTCTATCTCTAGCTTCGTAAGCAGCTTTTTGAGTAAATGAAAAATAACCAATTCTATTAGGATCAGTATTTTTTAGATATTTATCTACCTCATTTAGTAAAGTAGTTGTTTTTCCTGTTCCGGGTGGTCCTAATACTATTGTTTTCATAGTGTTACTAATATCCACGCTGCTGTAAGCACAACCAATAAAACCAAATCGGAACTCATTTCATTCATATTAAAATACATCCTTTGGTTTAAATTGTTTTGGTCTATACACATTTTCTTGTTTAATAAATTCCTTGACGCTTGTTACAGTTATTTTCTTTTTACCTATTGTTTCTCGGACTATTTCACAATTACATTTATCTCGTAATAGTAACAATGTTTCATCATACTTTTCATTCCATCTTCTTTTTAATAAAAATCTATTAAAAAATTCTCTAAAAATAAAATAGTGTTTACCCTCGTTTGTCCACACATTACCAAACATCATGTCTTCTTTTTTAACCCCTGTAGCTGTTCTGTCTGTACAATATTCTTCCAGGTGATCTAAAAGTTGTTCTATTTTTGATGATCCCATTGGAGGCTCTACTATTTCTATGTTAGAAAATAAAAGTTTTACCATATCTGTGAATTCTTTCTTTTTCAGAGTTGGTGGAACTTTATTTACTTGTTCCATAACTGCTCGTTGAAACAACCTTTGCTCTTGGAGATATGCAGTCTCTTTTAGTTTAACTCTTTCTCCATCTACGTTGACCCAGTAGTATGGTTCATCCAAATTTACTTTTTGTAAATCATTAAGATCTGGAAACAAGGATTGTCCCTTAATTCCAAATGGTCTAGTTAAACATAATTTTTTATCACAATGATTGCACATAGGATCTTCATTACATTTAAATCCCAGTTCTTTTTTCTCGTGATACTTTATTTTATCTTGGATTG